TGGGGCGCAACTGAATATATAACAACAGTAGGACAGGCTCAATCAGCTAGTAAGTGGAACGAGATTGAAAAGAATAAAAAGGATTTGCCCATGTTGCGTTATAGTGCAGTAATAGATCCAAATACTAGCGAAATATGTGCTCCTTTAGACGGAATTGTGGCACCTGTAAACAGTTCAATATGGAATACAATAAGCCCGCTAAATCATTTTAGATGTAGATGTGTATTATTGCAGGAGGAAGAAAGCGTTTTAGAAACAAGTGGTAATGATAAAAAGGTAAAAGAAGTTGAGGATAATATGCAAGATGTTTTTAAAATGAATACTGGCAAAGATGGATATGTTTTTAAAAAAGATCATCCTTATTTTTCAGTTGAACCAAAAGATAAAGGTTTCGCAAAAGATAATTTTGGTTTAGAAATACCTAAATAATGAGTGATACAAGATTTAGATTTGAAGCATTAAAAGAACGCATTCGTAAAATGAAAGAAGTTTTGCCAGTGCAACTTGCGAACCAAGCGCAGAATTACTTTGTGGCATCGTGGAAGCAGCAGGGATGGGACGGTAAAGTATGGGAAACACCACAAAGAAAAATTGAGGGAACAAACGCATGGAAATACCCGTTACCAGGGAATAGAATGACTGGTAAAAATTTTAGATACAAAAGTAGGTCAAATGTAGGGTTAGCTAGACGCACAAGGGCAACGCTTGTACAAACAGGAGCTTTAAGGCAGGCAACAGCTAACAGTATTCGTTCTGCTGTGTTTGGCGTAAATGGTATAAGATTGGTAGTTGATTTGCCGTATGCAAAAAGGCATAATGATGGTGAAGATATGCCACAACGCAAATTTATGGGAGACAGTCCAATATTAAGGGCAAAGCAAATAATAAAAATTAAACAATTTACAGATAAAGTATGGCAGGCATAGCAGCACCACTTACGGGTTTACTAACTAAGTTAAGAGAAATACTTGTTACCAACGGCGACGGGGCGCAAGTGCAACCGTATGTGAGAGTGTGGAATAATCAAATTGAATATTTAGCTGAGGGAAAAATGGAAGCGTTTCCATTGCCCGCTTTTTTTGTTGAAATTGTAAACAATCCGACTTACGAAATAATAGGACAAGGGTACAGAAGCACAGATTTGTCTTTTCGTGTTCATATAATACATGAGTTGTATGATGCTATGGATGGAACTTTTGAGCAAGATTTGGCAGTATTTGAATTGAGAGATAAGATAACAGCATACTTAACGGGCTTCGGGTTGCCATCATGTGGACCATTAGAATGCATGAATGAGGCGCAAGATTTTGAGCATACAAATTTGTATCATTATATTTTAGATTTTGTATGTAATTTCACAGATAGTATTGGCAGTCGTTATAGCCCTTCTCACCCAGATGCATTTATAACTAAAACGCCTGTAACAAATTTAGAATTAACATCCCAAGTAGCACACGGAGGAGGACAACGAGTAACAAAAGAATTTATAATTGATTAAATAATGGCATTAAACATTTTACTATACGAACTAAATTTATTGACGAAAGTTGACAAAATAGAATTACAGTACCAATCCGATATTAATGGTTTATCATTGCAGCAAATGAAAGACTTTTTTTTAGAAATTGGCAGATTGCCTACCAGTGAAGATGTAGAAAATATTTTAAAAATTGGATCGAAAGAAACAGCAAAAATACTTAACGATGGCCCGGAGCGTTTCAAATATTAATGAATATATAATTGCAAATTTAGTTTCAAATTTTGCCGATATAGGCATAATTATAGACCCTAATCTTTGGAGCAAGAGGAATGTATTGCGGGTTATATGCTATACGATAGCAGTTTGCCAGGCGCTACTTGAGCAGTTGCAAGATTTGTTTAGGCAGGAAATTGAAGAAACAGTAAGTAAAGCAGCAGCGCCTTCCGCTACATGGGTACAAGATAGAATGTTTAAGTTTCAATATTCAGCAACAACTCCGCAAGTTATTACACTTATAGATACAATACCTACTTATTCAATAGTGGATGATAGTTTAAAAATAATAAAAGCATGCAGTGTAACCAGTGACGTTAGCAATGATGTTAGTATTAAAATTGCAAAAGGGAATCCATTGGTATCTTTAGATAATGCAGAAATTTCTAGTGCGCAAGGTTATATTAATACTATTGGAGCAATCGGAATAACTTATAATATTATAAGTTTAAATCCAGATAAGTTATTTATTTCAGCAGAAGTTTTTTATGCAGGGCAGTACGCCTCTGTAATTAAGCAAAGGGTAATAGATGCCATTAATTTATTTTTAATAAATTTGTCTATAACAAATTTTAACGGCGCTTTAAAAATGAGTGATTTAGAAATAGTAATAAGACGTGTTACAGGTGTAAATGATATTGTATTAAAAAATGTGCGTGGTAGATTAGATACAGATCCATTTAGCGCAGGTGTAGATTTTATTTTAAATACAGCTATTTTACAAAAAGAATTTGTATCAACAGCAGGGTATATTTCAGAAGAAACAACACCTGGGCAAACTTTTATTGATAGTTTAATTTTTACAGCGCAATAATATGGCAGTAACACTAGAGCAACTTAAAGCGAAGTTTAATATTTTCTACGGAAAAGATGCATCTACACGAACCCGCAAGCAGTGGTTAAACTTGGTAGAAACTTATGGTTATGAAACAATAAAAAAAACTGAAGGATTGACAAAAGACCAAATAAAAGATAAGTGTAAAAAATAAAATGGCAGATATTTACGATATTGATTTTAAACAGCAAGGCCATGAAATTATGCCACCAGATAAACGTGACGATAATACAAATATTCTTGTAGCGTCGTTACTTTCTGCTATACAATGGACACGAGATTTATTTTTTACATCATATAGAACAGGATCAACAGCGCAAAATTATGGAGCAGGTATTTATAATAAAAATGAGCAGGTTATTTTTGAAAAAGCGGTGTACTATTCTTTAATAGATGGTAATACAAATATACCAACGGATACAACGACATGGTTAAGAATACAAGAGAATTTTATAGGCGTAAATGAACGTGTAAAATTCAATACTCAAAATATTGTTTTGGAGTATGCGTTAAACAAAAGATTTAATGGTACTTTTCGCCCGCCAGGATCTTCAAGTTTATCCGATATTTATTTGACAAATGTACCGGTAACTGCTACAGGTTTCAGAATTGGGCAAACAGAGTCGTTTAGTAGCACCGTTGGGCAAACTTTATCGGTTGATAAAGTTGGTGCTAGATATACTTTTATTCATGTCAATAATTTTCAAATAAATATTTTATCTTCGCTTTACGCACAAACGAATGAGTCAGCGATTAGAGATTTTACAAATTTGTACATAGCATTTTCTTTACGGTTCACAATACAACAATACTAAATGAAAAAATTAGACGTTTCTAATATTACCAATGCCTCGCAGATGCCTCTTAAAAAAGGTACTTTGCAATTTTTGCAAGATGCATATACAGAAATTACAGCAGCAACAATTAAAAGTTTAATAGGACCCGGGTATGACCCTTCTATTGTTTATATTTTAAATGGAATTTTAAATACTGGAACATTGCCAACTTATACAATATCTGCAGGTTCAATATTTTACAATGGTGAAGTATTTGATTTGCCAGCTGCATCGTTTTCTGCCACCGGTTTAAATATAGCTATATTTCAAATTTTACAAACGCAATATACAACAGATGCAGATCCTGTAACATTTACGGATAGTACTGCTAGAAATATACATAATATTCGTCAAATACAAGTAGTACAAGGATTAGCAGGAACTGGTATATCTAATTATGACCAAGCATTCTTTTTAAATTTCAATATTCCTCAACAAGTACAAATAACAGCACCAACAACAGGTATATATGCAAATAATTATTTAACAGTCGCAGGTGCATATCCAAATGTAATTTTATATGCACCAACTCCAACGGCTTCACAATTCCCTGTATTATTAGCAGGTAATTTGAATATTGGAGATATTGCTGGCGGAAACACAGATTTTACTATCACTTTTCCTTCAGCAGTTTCAACTTCTAATTATATAATTATAGGTTGTGCTGTTAGTAATGGAACACCTGCATTTGATAGTACAGCTACATGGAGCGTTAGAAATAAGACTGTAAATGGTTTTGCTATAACATTTAACGAAGGATTACCAAATGTTCAAAATATTTCGTGGGATTGGATAATAATTAAAACATCATAATGAGTGATTCGCAAAATAGAAAAATTGTTGGGTATCTTAAACCACAAAATCACACCTTCATAAAAAAATATGCAGGTTTATACGAAATTTCAGAAAGCCAAGCGGTTAATCATGCCGTTAAATCTTTGCAGGACACAATACCAAAAGATATAAAAGAGCGAATAATAAAATTCGTTAAATCTTAGTTTTTATTTGAGGTTAATAAATAGAAAGGGCAGTCATTAATTTGATTGTCCTTTTTATTTTAAAATAGGTGTGCCACTTTTTTATATACTATATTTAACGGTTATAAATTTGGGGTAATGTATTGTATAGACATAAACGCAGACGAGCCAATAATGTTATTAAACCGCCACATTGGTTGGGATAATGTTGATGGAATGGGTATAGACGGGGCAGAGTTTCAAAGGGAACTTTTGATGTTAGATACGATGGGGAAAAAAAGAATACAGGTTTGGATTAACTCACCAGGTGGAATTGTAATGGATGGGTACAATATTTTTAATGCTATTTTGAAATCTAATACTCCCGTAGATACATACAACATCGGTATTGCAGCATCTATAGCAGGTGTAATATTCATGGCAGGTCGTAAAAGAGTAATGTCAGATTATTCTTGTTTAATGATACATTCTCCACATGGGGGGAGTGATAAAAAACAAATGGATGCTATCGCTGAAAGTCTTACAAAAATGCTTGCAGCAAAAAGTAATTTATCTGAATTAGATGTAAAATATTTAATGGATCGCACAACTTGGATTAATAGCGCCGAATGTTTTGCAAAGGGATTTTGTTCTGAAATTGAGGTTACTAGTGAAAATAATAAAAAAAGAATGGCGCAAGCATCTAATGTAAATGAAAGTTGGAAAATTGCAAATTCAATAAAAAATTTTAATCAAACAATAATAAAAAAATCGGTTATGACAAAAATAACAATGAAACTCGGGTTGAACGATGCAGCAACAGAGGACAATGTAATTTCGGCTATTAAAGAAATTGAAGATAAGGCATACGCCGACGGCGTTGCTAAAATTTCTGCTGAAAACAAATTGAAAGAAATTGAAAATTCTTTTAAGATTGAAAAAGATTCTTTTCAGGCAAAAATTACTGAGGTTGAAAACTCTATGGCTACGCAAGCAGATAGTCTAACAAAATTACAAGCATCATACGATGCCATGGTAACTGAAAAAGAAAATTCAGAAAAAGCGGCCAATTCAATTAAAGCTAAAAACATGGTTGAAGGGTTTGCAAAAGCAGGGCGCATTAAAAATGAAGCAGCAGTAATTGAAAAGTGGTCCAACTTAGCAGAAAGTGATTTTGATGGTACAAAATTGCTTATGGAAGGATTGCCATTGAATAAAACAGCGGTTGATTTAGGTGTAGATGCAAGTGCAGCAGCTCAAGAAAAGCATGTAGGAGATTACATGGCAGAGAAATTAAAAGCAATTAAAAACAAAAAATAATTTTAATAAAAAACAAAAAACGATAAGTTATGTCTTTAAGTTTAACAACTCCGAATTATACCCAGTTTGAAAAAGATTTTTTCATAACTGAGGCGGTTATTGGTATGGACACCATTAACTCAGGCTGTATGTATGTGGCATCATCTGTAAAGAATGACCAATATGTTTTCCCTGTTTTAACATCAAATCCGAAATTAAATCCACGTACTGCAATCCCTGTTGATAATAGCACAACTGTTTTGGCTAATAAGGCTATTACTTTGGGTGCATTTGAGGGGTATGAGCAATTTGATCCTAACATTTTTGAAAATCATTGGCATAAAGATCAATTGACGGATTTACTTTTGTCAAGAGCTTTACCTGCAACTTTCTTGAACTATTTAACTACGTATTATACAAATAAAACGTTTGTTCCAATTGAGCAAATGATACATATGGGGTCTACTGGTTACACAGCATCTGCAGCAACACCATCGGATACTAATTATTCTTTAAAATATTTTGATGGAATTATACGCCAGGCTATTGTTGGAGGTGCGTTATCGGTTGGTTCACCGTCTGCAATAACTTCAGCAAATATCATTGCAAAAATGGAAGCTGCAAAATTGCTTATGCCAATTGCTTTGCTTGCAAATCCTAATAGATATGCAAAATTAAAGTATATAATGGGTGTAGCTGATTATCAAAAATATGAGGATGCACTTACAACAACTACTTTTAAAAATAATGATACCACACAAAAAGGTATCAATAAATACAAAGGGTATGAAGTTGTAGTTGTAGCTGGTATTCCTGAAAATACATTTTACTTTTGCGAGGCAACTACAGAAATGACTTCAAATTTACAGCTTGCTGTAACAGATGTAAATAACATGACATTTGAGATAAACAGAGTGCAAAATAACTCACCACTTTATTTTTACAAAGCAATTTTGAAAATGGGTGTAGGTATTGCTAAGCCTTCTGAATTTGTTTATCACACAACATTAACAGCTGGCACCTTCACTGCATAAAATATAAATTATGTTACAGAAAGAAGAAGACGTTATTAAAAAAGAAAATGTTAAAGAAGTAGCTTTTTTAGAAGATGTAAAGCAATTTGTAGAAGTCGCAAAAGCGGCTTTTACAGATATGCCACACATCGAAGAAGTTTGGATAACTAAAGATGGCAATTATCATTTAAATGATATTTACGGAGGCTACAACTTAAAGAAAGAAGCGAAAGCAGCAAAAAAATAATTTCGATAAAAAAAATTAAAAATGGCATTACCAGATATAAAATTTATAAAGGGCCAGGGCGGTTTAGGCCGTCCATTGCCAGGCAACGATCATGTTTCGGGATTACTTATTTATGCTGCAACATTGCCAACAGGATTTACAACAACCAACAGAATAAAGCAATTGTTTGCTTTATCCGATGCTGAAAACGCAGGCATTACAAATGATTATTCAGATGCTACAGCTGCAACATTTACATATTTAATTACTACTGCAGGTGCAGCAGGTGATAAAATACAAATAAAAGTTGTAGAGCCAAATGCAACAATAGATTTAGGCACGTACACAAAATTGGCAACAGATACAACTATTGCCATACTTGGCGCAAGCATAGCATCATTTATAAACGCAGGTTCTTTAGCCCATGGTTACACAGCATCATTTGCAACAGCAACTATAACAGTAACAACTCCAAAAAAATTAGGTGTATTTATTAATGCAGGAACGCCAGTATCTGTAACAGTAACTGGTACAATTGCAGGAACACTTACACAGCCTACTGGCGGTGTATCTAGTAAAAATGCTGTTTATTATTATCACATCAGCGAATTTTTTAGAGCTCAACCCAAAGGCGTTTTATATGTTGGTTTTTTTGCAGTGCAAACTATTTATGATTTTGTTGAAATTACTACCATGCAAAATTTTGCAAACGGAGCAATTAGACAAATAGGCGTGTTTAAAAATGCTATTTACGCAACAGCAGATATTACAACAATTGATGGAATTTGTAAAGCAAACGATTTAGCAAAAAAACCTTTATCAGCATTGTACGCAGGTGACTTAGCAGCAACTACAGATATAAGCACCTTGGTTGATTTGGGAACACTTGCAGCAAATAAATGTTCTGCAGTTATAGGGCAAGATGGTGGAGCACAGGGTAATTTTCTTTGGCTTACTACTGGCAAATCTGTAACTAATTTAGGTTTATTGCTAGGAACGATTGCACTAGCAAAAGTTTCTGAAAGCGTTGCATGGGTATCACAATTTAATGTTTCAAACCAAGTAGAGTGCGAATTGCTTGCATTTGCAAATGGGCAATTATTTTCTTCTGTAGCTATTACGGATGGTTTATTAGATGCATTAAATACTAAA